TGCGCTACCAACTGCGATCACATCACTCACAAACGGCGCAGCAAGCTAGTCACTAGCTGACCGAGATTAGAAAAAGGCCACCTGTGCAGGGTGGCTTTTCTCTTTGGTGTATAATAAGTGCAATGCCCTTGCCAATTTATACAATCAAAACTGGTGCGTATGGCTCAAGGCAAGCAGTTGCCACACGCAAAGTTGATCCATACACGCCACAGAATGGTATAATTGGCAAAACACCATCACCATACGCAACCTATGTGCTGAAAGGGAAAAATCTTTTGGCTGAAAATAGTGAGAGTATCCTGTTGGAAAATGGCGAATTTTTAGTATATGAGTAAAAAAATCACACAACTACCTGAAATCACAACCGCCGCTGATGCAGCATTACTGCCAGTGGTTGAGGCTGGCGTTACTAGCCAAGTGACCAAAGCCAATTTGCTCAAAGAGTTGACCGTCTCAGTTGTGGCCATCACTACCCTTTTGAATTCAGATGATGTGAGCCTTGATGAGCTGCAAGAAATTGTGGACTTTATAAAAGCCAACAAAGATGATTTGGACAGTTTGAGCGTGGGCAACATTGCAGGATTGCAGGCGGCACTTGATGGCAAAGCCGCTGCGGTACACAACCATGATTCAGCGTATTACACCAAAACCGCTACTGATGCGCTGTTGGCCGCCAAAGCTGCCCTGAGCCACACACACGCCATTGCAGCCATCACAGGCCTACAAGATGCACTCAATGCCAAAGCAGCCGCCACGCACACGCACACAGCCGCTGAGGTGGGCTTGAGCAACGTAATCAATACATTGCAGCTGGTTGCCGCTGATATAGAAAACACACTCACCAGTGCCAGTACCACAAAACCGCTTTCAGCAAACCAAGGAAAAGTATTGAAAGGGCTGATTGATAACATCAACACGCTGCTCAGTAGTGATGAAACCAATTTGGATACATTGCAGGAAATTGTTGATTTTATAGAGCTGAATAAAAGTACACTGGATGCGCTCAGCATTGGCTCAATTTCAGGATTGCAGGCAGCTTTGGATGGCAAGGCTGACTCAGTACACTCACACGCCATTGGCGATACCTCAGGCCTGCAAGCGGCGCTTGATGCCAAGGCAGCGGCTGCTCACTCACACTCAAATGCATCCACAGGTGCGGCTGGATTCATGAGCGCTGCTGACAAATCAAAACTGGATGATGTTGAGGCTGATGCCACTGCTGATCAAACAGCCACTGAGATTGAGACTGCGTACAATTCAAGGGTGAGCGTGGTGAGCCAAGCTGAGGCTGAGGCAGGTGATGCAACCACAGTGCGCCGCTGGACTGCACAACGCATCAAGCAAGCCATTGCAGCTTTGGCTGGTGGAGGCGGTGGTGTATATGATTATATTGAGGTTGCTCAAGCAACACCACAAAACTTTGGTGGTTCAAATCTTACTGAAACAGTGGCGGCTTGGGATGCTGCTGTTTCAGATGCTGGTACAGGTAATTTCAGCCACAGCACAACTGTAAATAACGAAAGGATCACAGTGAACGCTGATGGCCGCTATAGAGTGCAGGCAACACTTTCACGTACTCAAGGCGGCTCAGCACGTACCTCATACCAAGTGTTTTTGCGCAAAAATGGATCTGATGTTTTCAAAGGCATTTCAATCAATTATTCACGTGGTTCAGCATACGGTGATGCCTCAAATAATTTTGATACTGAGATTGATTTGGTTGATGGTGATTATATTGAAATTGTGAATAAAATTGGTGATACTGATGGTACATACACATCAAACTCAATTCCAGCACGGCTGCAATTCATAATGACAAAGTTATCCTGAGTGATGCTATAATAAAAACGATATATGGCCAAGCAATACACAACAGTTGAAAATATAGAAAGCTATTTGCTCATTGAAATTGATGATGCTTTTGAGCCTGAGGTTGAGCAATGGATTGAGGCAATTAGTTTGTACATGGATTCACTTGCAAATCGCACACTGATGGCAGGCGCTGATGATGTTGCGTACAAATTTGATGGTATTGGTGGCACTCAGTTGAGCGTGGCCGACATCCAAAGCATCACCAGTGTTGTGGTTGATGGCATCACTATTGATTCTGATGATTATTATTTGTACCCTGCAAACACTGCGCCAAAGTCACGCATTGTTTTGGAAAATAAAAACTTTTTACGTGGCCGCCAAAATGTGGTGATCACTGGAAAATTTGGCCAGTATGCTGATGGTGCGTTGCCTGCTGACCTCACGTTGGCTGCCACAATCCTCACAGCTGGTGTTGTGAATCATGGCCAAGCCAAAGGCCGCAAGGTGCAATCTGAAACCATTGGCCGCTATTCTGTGTCATACGCTACTGAAAAGGGGTGGAATGATTATGAGCGTGCAATGCACATCATACGCAGCCACAGGCGCTTTTCATTCTAAATATGGCTATTGCAGATTTTTACAACAAAACAGTGACCATCAAGCGGTTTGCTACTACCACAGGCGCAAAGAAAGGCCTGAGTGATATTGCTACTGATGTACCAGTACACATCCAGCCACTGGATGCATCTTTTGTTGAAAATACTGAGTATATTCTTGGCAAAGATTATCAGATGTTTTGTGGCATCACTGACTTGCAAGAGGGTGACAGGATTTTAGTTGATTCTGATGAATACAAAGTGATTGGAGTGGAAAAATACAGCCTTGGATTTTCAGCCAGCCAAGATCACGTTGAGGCAATTATCCGAATTTTTGATCAAACATAATATATGGATATAAAAGTGCAGGTGGTGGATGGTGACAAAATCGCTGTGCGGTACGCCAGTGCGCCTGACATCATAGAGAATGGAATCAAAGGTGGTATTGAATCAGCGCTGCGCATTGTGCAAAGCTACGCAATGGCGGAAGCGCCTGTTGACAAAGGAAAATTGCAGCAGTCAATCAAATACCGCACGCTCAGCAAAACACGTGGTGAGGTGTATGTTGGCTCAGAATATGGATTTTGGGTGCATGAGGGACACGCACAAACCGTTGGCCGCTATGTGCCTGCGCTTGGCAAGAGTCTCAAAAAGCCGTATGTCAAAGGCAATCCATTCATGGATCGTGCGCTGCGCCGTGCCACTGATCCAGCTTTCAATGCAATCCAGCAGGCTGTGAGGCAAGAGTTGAAAACCAAATTGATGCGTGAGCGTGGTATGATTTAGGCATGAGTTATCGCACTATTCATCAGGCCATTGTGGACAAACTAGCGGCCACCACAGCAATCACTGATTTAGTGAGCCAAATCAATTATGCTCACACCAAGTTTGATTCATTTCCTGCAATTGCAGTGGCAAATAGTGTGAACAGTAACGACTACCAAAGCACTGACAGTAACAAACGCACATACAGTTTCAGCATTTTCACATACAATCTTTTCAAGAATAATGATGAGTATGAGGCGGCTGTGAAAGCCACTGAGGATGTGATGGATCAGCTCATTGCGCTATTCAATGTGCGCAGTGTATTGCAGCCAGCAGCGCTTATCACAATGCCTGTGCCATCATCTTTGGTGACTATTGAGGCAGGTGATGAGGGGGTATACATTGTTGGTGAGGTGACTGTGCAATGTATGGTGCATGAAAATTGCTAGACTAACCGTGTGATATAATTATGACAATGATTGATGGATACGAAAACAAACAAATCAAGCAATCAGGTGTGAGTACCAAATCACGCTCATCAAAGCGTGCGGCTGGGAAAACAGTTGAGCCAACAAAAACGCTGCGCAAATGGCATTTTACTGGCCAAGGTGTAACTGTTGAGGCTGAAACGCTTGAGCAGGCCACCAAAAAACTTAGCAATAAAAAATAATTATTATGCCTGTACTTTTAGGTGAAAACATCCAGCTTGGAGTTGGAAAAGAAACAACAAGAGGCACAGCTGTTGCGCCTACACACTGGCTGCGAGGGCGAGTGCCAACATCTTTGAAAACAATGCTTGAAAAGCAGTTGATCAAAGAAACAAAAGGCACACGTGCCAATTCTCAAGATTCAATCATCACTGCACAACGTGTTGAGGGTGATTTTGAATTCAATGTGCGAAACGGCACAATTGGATATTTCTTGCTTTCATTGCTTGGCTCAGTTGCATCAGCTGAGAAAGGTGGTGACTCAGGCGTGTACGATCACACATTCACCATTGATGTGGATGAGCCACGTGCGCCTGCACTAACTGCTGCAATCGCAAGAGGCGCTGAGCAGCACTATCAAATTCCGCTATTGGTTGCGACTAGCTTGCAACTCACAGCACAACCAAGTGAATTAGTTTTTGCAACCGCTGGACTGCTAGGAAAACAAGAAAATGAGGTGGCTGACTATACACCAGCATTTGCTAGTGATGATCACGTATTTCCACGCCAAGGTGTGAGTGTGAAAATTGCTGCCAATGTGGCTGGCCTTGGTGCAGCTGAGGCAATTTGTCTTACTGAATTGAGCCTCAACATTGCCAACGGCGCACGTGTCAAGCAGTGCCTTGGATCACTCACACCAAATGACATCATTGCACTGATGGTTGATGTGAATGGATCATTGCAGCTGGAATACAGTGCAAAAGAATACTACGATTGGTTCAAAGCTGGCAGTGCCAAAGCAATGGAAATCACTATTGAAAACACTGCTGAAACAATTGGTGCATCATCAACACCAAAGATTGTGATCACTTTGCCAAAGGTGACACTTGAGGGCTACGATGAATCACGGCCAATTGATGATATTGCAAGTGAGTCACTAGAATTTGTTGCACACTACGATGATGCTGCTGGTAAGCAGATTGATGTGGTTGTGACAAATGAGGAATCAGCATACTAACTATTGAGAATATATGATTGAAACACCAACAAGAGAAATTGAAACATCACTGGTGAAAGCCAAAGTGGTGATCAAAGACTGGATCACAGCACGTGAGCAACAACAGGTGCAAGCGGTTGTATTCAGCAAGATGAAATTTGACCTTTCACAATCTGCGCAGCGTGAGGGTGCAAATACTGGTATGAGCAACATTGATCCAGCTGCTGCTGTAGAAATGCAAAACAAGCAAGCTGAGGTATATGTTGTGAGTATCAACGGCTCAACCGAAAACCTGATGGAAACCATGATGGAATTGCCTGACTCAGATTTTGCTGAAATCACGCAAGCCATCAATGGCATTGATGCAAAAAAAAATTCCGAGACTACCAAATCATAGTTGATTTGTGCTTGGAAATGCAGTGGAGTTTCCACACCTACATGGCACAACCTGCATGGTTTATCAAAGCATTAGTTGATGAATTGAATGACCGTGCCAAGCGTGCCAAAACCGCCTCAAGAGGCAAATAAAAAGTATTTATGGCAGCAGCAACACAAACACTCAAAATCATCATTGATGCTCAAAACAAAGCCAGCGCTGCTTTCAAGCAGCTTGGTACTCAGTTTGAGACAATCAACAAACAGGAAAAAAACCTCAAGAAAAGCCTTGAGAATTTTGAGCCTACATTCAGGCGCATGGCCGCAACTGGTGCGGTTGCGCTTGGTGCTATTGGTACTGCTTTCATAAAGTTTGGCCAAGAGGGTGCGCAGTCTCAGGCTGTTGCACTAGGATTCCAAAGAATGACTGAGAGCATTGGTGCTGATGCTGATGAAATTGTTGAGGCACTCAAGCGTGCATCAGGCGGTACTATTTCTGAAACTGATTTGATGCTCACAGCCAACAAAGCTATGGCGCTTGGTGTTGCCAACAACACTGAGGATTTTACTGCGCTCATGGAGGTGGCAAGGAATAAGGCACAGATCATGGGGCTTTCTGTTGAGCAAGCGTTCAATGACCTTTCAACAGGTATTGGGCGTGGCTCAGTGATGATTTTGGATAACCTTGGAATCACCACCACAGCTGCCAAAGCTCAAGAGCAGTATGCGGCACAGATTGGAAAAGCTGTTGATGAGTTGACTGAGGCTGAGCAAAAGCAAGCACTTTTCAATATCGTGATTGAGCAAGGGCAGGCTGAGATTGAGAAAATGGGTGGAGTAACTACCACCTCAGCTGAAAAGTTGCAGGCGCTTGGCGCTCAATTTGCAGATATGCGCTCAACCATTGGTGAGGCGCTACTGCCAGCACTTGAGGCATTGGTACAAGCACTCACACCAATTATTGAAAAGATCAGTGAGTTTGCCAGTGAAAATCCACAGCTGTTTGCCACCTTGATGGGTGTAGCGGCTGCCTTGGCTGCTGTGGTGACTGTGGTGGGGCTGCTAGGCCTTGCACTGCCTGCAATCATCACAGGCTTTGCTGTGCTGTTTTCACCTATTACTTTGATTGTGGTGGCGCTCACTGCCCTTGCAGCTGCTGTATACATAGTCATAAAAAATTGGGATTTTATAAAAGAAAAAGCCGCTGAGGTGTGGGGCGCTATCAAAGAAACAATTGGCGGTGTACTTGAATCAATTGGCACAGCTATTGGTGCGGCTTTTGATTGGTATGTTTCATACATCACTGGCATTTTTGAAACCATCAAAACAGTGATTGAAACTGCCATGTATTTTATTGTGGGATTGATTGCGCTGATACTTGATGCATTTTTTCCTGAGTGGCAAACCAAATTGGGCATGATGCGTGATGCATTTGTGGAAATTTGGAATGGCATCAAAGAATCAATTGGTGGCATCCTTGATACCATGAAAGGATATTTGCAGGCGTTTCTGAGCAAAGCTAGTGAGGTATTTCAAGGGGTGGCAAACATTGCTGCTGGTGCGTGGGATCATGTGCGCCAAGCATTTGATTCAGCCAAAGAGGGTATTGCTGGCGCTGTTGATTTTATTCAAGAGAAAGTGCAGCCAATGCTTGATATGCTCACAAAGATCACTGATGCGGCCAAAAAGGCTGCCTCAGCCATCAAAGACGCTTTCAATAAAGTTGTAGACAAAGGCAAGGATGTGATTGGTGGGCGTGCCTCAGGGGGCGCTGTATCCAGTGGCCAGCCGTATATGGTTGGTGAGAATGGCGCTGAAATGTTTATGCCAAGCACAGCTGGCCGCATTGTGCCAAATAGCCGCCTTGCTGGCTTTGGTGGCTCAAGCGTGATCGTCAACATCAATGGCAATATGTTTGCTGATGAGGATGATATGGCTGAGCGTGTTGGTGATCGAATCGTGAGACTAGTGCAGGATAATATCAGAATATAATCATGGCATTTTCCATCACCATCAATGCAGTTGAGGCCAAGGATGAAATCAAAAAAGGCTCACTGCGCATCACTGACCAAATCAACAACCGCACTGACATTTGCCAGTTTACTATTGAGCGCACTGCTGTTGGTGGCCTCAAGCCGTTAGTGAATCAAGAGGTGATTGCCACATTGGATGGTGATCGAATTTTTGGTGGCACAATCATTGCTATTCAAGAAAAGGTGATTGGACACACAACAGTGCAATATGATGTGCGCTGCGCTGACTACGTGCATGAGCTGGACAGGATGCTCATTGTTGAGCGTTATGAGGATACTGCTGCTGAGGATGTGATTGCTGATTTAGTGACCACATACGCCTCAGGCTTTACTGTGAGCGGCGTGAGTGCGCCAAAGGTGCTGGCATCAGTGGCTTTCAACCGCATCACCATGAGTCAAGCATTGCAAAAAATAGCCAAGCTGCTCAATTACTCATGGTATGTTGACTACAACAAAGACATTCATTTTTTCAATAAAAATGCCAAAGCAGCGCCATTCAACTTGAGTGATACCAGCGCCAACTATGTTTTTGAATCACTTGAGGTGAATAGAGACATTTCACAAATCCGCAACAGTATTTTTGTGCAAGGTGGTGAGGCTGAGGGTGAGGAACGCACTGAAACATATGTTGCTGATGCAGGGCAATCTGAATTCCCTTTGGCAAACAAATTTGCAAATTTGCCTGATATTGAGGTTGATGATGATCTGCAAACAGCTGGTACTGACTATTTGAGTGACCCTGCCAGCTATGAGGTATTGTGGAATTTCAATGAAAAATACATCAAATTCACTGCTGGAAATGAAATGACTGGTGGTGAGGAAATCAACATCACAGGAATTCCCCTGTTTCCTATTTTGGTGAACGTGCCATCACCAGTCTCAATTGGTGAGTATGGAAAATTTGAGTTTGAGATTGTAGACAAAACAATCAAATCACGTGATGAGGCGGTGGATCGTGCTTTGGCTGAGTTGGATGCATACAGCGCCACAATCAATGAGGCCAATTTTGACACCACAACATCAGGATTGCGCTCAGGGCAAATCATCAACATCAATAGCGTGCTGCGTGATTTGGCTGAGGGCTTTTTGATTCAAAAGGTTCAATTTGTTATGCGCTCACCTGATAATTATATTTGGCAAGTTGATTTGGCCACACTCAAAACAGTGGGCATTGTTGACCTGCTGCAACGCTTGCTGCTTGATGAGGAATTGAGTGAGGGTGAGCAAACAACCTTGCTCACATATTTGCAGTACTCAGACAGTGCCACCATTAGTGATGAGATCACCAGCATCACTGCGCAATCAAACCTGTATGTATATGATAATCCTGATGGCGATTTGGTTGGTAACACAGCAACATACGGCGCTGCCACATTTGGCTGATGTATAATGGAATCAACAATATGAAAAGAATCAGCAATAAAACAAAGATTGAGAAAAGCTCATCACTGGAAAAGTGGGATACTCAGATTGATCCTGCCAACGGTGATTTGATTGTGGTTGAGACTGCTGAAAAAATGCAGCGCCGCAAGATTGATCCAAAAGTGTTTGCTGAGGAAATTGAGAAAAACAACAAAAATATACTCAAATTGCAGAATCGAAATGAGCAGCTTGAAACCTTGCTGACTCAATACGATGTGGCCAAAAAAGAGCTGCCAAAATTCAAAGAGGATAAGAAAATCAAATCATGATCACTCAACACATGACAATTCAAGATCATCCTGACAATGCTTTTATTAGTGGCAGCGTGCGATTTGAGGTGCGTGATTCAGAGACTGGCCGCCTGAAAAGAGTGCATGAGCAAAAGAATAAAATTGTGGCAGCCAATGGCTTTGGTGTGAATTTAGTGATGCGCCAATTTGGCGGCAATACGGCGCTCAGTATTGATTTGTCAAAAGCAAAGTTTGGTACTGGCACAGCGGCTGTTACAGGCGCTGAGACTGACCTTGCCACGCCTGTGGCTACAATAAGCCGCATCAATTCAACAGTTGGAGTCACAGATATTGTGCTTGAATTTTTTGCCAGTGATGCTGAGCTGCCTGATGGCACATACCATGAATTTGGTGTATTCACTCAGGAAACAAACATTTTCACACGTGTGTTGATAAATGCGCCTGATGGCTTTGAAAAATCAACCAATGAGGATGTTATAATTAAATACACAATAACCATCACGCCATCATGATCAAGACAGGCAACAGAATCAAAGCAGCAAATTTCACACCACTTTATACCTGTGGTGAAACAATTGCGGCTGGTGATGCAGTTGCTTTTGATTATTCAACAAGCAAAATTTTCAAAGCATCAGGCGCTGCGCTTGATAAAAGGATAAATTTTATTGGTATTGCTGTGAGTGCTGGTGTGCTAGATGGTGATATTTATGTTGATACAAACCACATTATTGACTGGAGTGGAATGACTAAAAATACAACCATGTACCTTTCTGATACTAATGGTGAGTTTTCAAGCAGTGCAGGCACAATCAAGCGTATTGTTGGCAGGGCAATGAGCGCAACTGAAATATACAGGCCAAAGAATGGTGCGCCTTGTGGTGATTGGCTTTCTTACTCACCAACAACAGCCGTTGCTGCAATCGCTTTTGCAGGCTCAAGGCAACGTGCCTCAGTCACAATAAATGGTAATACTATTTATGGTACAGGTGGAAACTATGTTGCTGTTGGTTATTCATTATTTGTGAAAGCTGGTGACACAGTAAGCATTGGCGGTGATACCACTTACGCAAGCCCTAAATACATTTTATTGGATATGTAAATAATCCATCATGTATAATAAAGATATGCTTCCAACTATTGTTCTGACTAAAAAAACCGCCATAGCAACCAGCACTGGCCTTTCACTGATTCCATTTTCACCTGAGCTTGGATTCATTATATTATTTTCTTATGCTTTGGGTGTGATAACAACCATTGTTGCAATAAAAATTCACACCTATGTCAAGCAGTAACGAAGAGCCAATTAGTTTGAGGTTTATACTGGGATTCATTCTGGTGATTTTTTTAGTATTGGTGTACACCTTGGTTGGTGAATTTCCAATTTGGATTGTTGGTATACCTGTGGTTGTGATGGGTTTTGACCTTTCAGCCATTATTGAGGTGTGGCGCAACAATGGTAAAAAATAATTATGAAAAAAATACTGAATAAAAAAATACTGAATTGGATCACTGTGGATAGAGCGCTTGGCACTTTATTCATGTACTTTTTGGTGTTTGGCGTTGTGTATACCGTTGATTATTGGGAGGATCGTGTTGAGGCAAATGAAATGGCAATGGCTGAGTTGGTTGAGCAAGAGTTGATTTTGGCTGAGATCGCAAAGCCTGCCAGTGACTATATCGAATACACTGCCATCATGCCGCAAAAAGCAATCTTTGATTCTTTTGAGGATATTGCGCTCACATCATACACAGTGAGAAAGGAATCAGCGTTTGTGCATTGGAATGATATTTTGTTTTGCGATGCCAACGCTGATGGCACATTTGCGTATATTTATGAATCAGAATCATCACGATATGTGAACGTGCCTGAGGTAACTGAAAATGTGAGTGACTGGTATTTCACTGAGCCAACGGTGCGGTTGCCACGTGTATCAAGTGCGGCATGTTTTATTTTGAGTGAGCAGCAAATTTGCCCGCCAGCATTGGCTGATGTTGAGGGTGCAAGTTGCAAGATTCAGGAAATAAAGAGTGGTGGATTTATTGTTTCCAACAGAGATGCGCAGTGGTAGATCAGCAACTGATGCTATAATAAAAATATGAAAACACTCAAGCGGCTAGTTATCACACCACATGAGATCAACCAAACTTTGCTTGATGAGCAAATGGCAGTATCTGAGGCGTGTGCAATTCCAAATCAGTTGCGTGTGGAAACTGAGTTTGCGCAATTTGAGGATATTCTTGATGAGCTAGTGCTTGAGAGTGATGCTGATATTGATGAAAAATGGCTCAAGGAATACATCAACAAACTGAATTATCATTGGGTACACCTTGACCTCAATGACTTTGAATGGAAAAAGGCTGGCATCAGGCCAACACTGTATGGCCAGTCACGGTTGGTTGGTGGCCAAGTTATATCCTATGGCCGCTGGGGTGAGCGCTCACGATACCAAAACAGCCAGCGCTATGAATCACCTGTGAGTGAAATGGCTGAGGCAACCATTGGCACATGGCATGAGGGGACTCACGGCTTTGCTGATTTGTTTGATATGGGTGGCAAAGGCACATCAGCTTTTGCGTGGACTCATTACCACTTTTATGGATACGCAAAATTGCTGACCAAAGCGCAAGAGCGCAAAGACAAACCAAAGCGATGGCAGCGCACACCAACACCAGTGCTTGGCTGGCGCAGTATGCCGTGGGGGCGATTGCCTGAGATTGATACACGTGAGCCAATTCCTGTGCGTGATTATGGCCTCAACATTGAGCAAAAGTTGCTTGATGATAAATACACTGATGGTGTGCCGCAATGGTGGGAGGGCAATACACCAAAATCAATCATCTTACACACTACGCTTGGTGATGATTCAGGATTGGGATCGTGGGCTTGGTTGGATCAGATTGAGCTTTCATACCATTTCATTGTGGCCGCTGATGGCAAAATATACCAGCTTGTACCATTTGGAAAATCCTCATGGCACGCTGGTGTAACCAAGGATGGTGCTGGGAATAGTCTCATGACTCAAAGAGCCGTTGAATTCTTTGGTGCAATCAATCCAAACAAACAAAGTATTGGTATTGCGTTTGCTAGAAATGGCCACCAAAGCCTCACACCAGCGCAGGCAGCTGCTGGAATTGGCCTGCTGAAATACATTGGCCAGCACACAGGCGTGATGTATACAGCTGCCAATGTATTTGCCCACTGTGAGACTTACACTGTGAAACCAAAAGAGGTGTTGAATTACCGCCTGCAAGTGCTTGATGGCCTTGCAGGTGATCGTGAGCCATCACCTGAGTTGCCGCCTGCTGTGCCAATTCATGCGCCACAGCCAGCGCCTCAGTTGCCTGCAAATACGTTTGAGGCATTTGATACCGCTGTGCTGATGCAACTGGTGCTTGGCATCATTGCTGAGTTGCAGCGGCGTGCATTACTAGATAAAAATTAGACTATGGAAATAATTGCAATTATATTCATGTTTGCTGTCTTTGTTGAGGGGTTGATTGAATACATCTTTGACAATGGCAATGCAAAATCACAACCGTACCTCAAATACATAGCACTTGCTGCTGGTATTATTGTGGCAGCGGTATTCAATCTTGACGGGTTGAATGTAGTATTTGGGATCACCTCACCTGTACCGTTTGCAGGGGTAGTGATCACAGGGCTGGTGATTGGCCGTGGCTCAAATTATGTCAATGACTTTTTTGGCAATTTTGCCAGCCGCAACAATCCAAAGAAATCAGAATCATTTGTGGCTCAGCCAGTCATACGTGAGGATTTACAAATCAATGGCTAAATAAATTTTATGGCAACAGAAAATTATACAACTATCAGCGCTGAGGATGTAACAACCTATGGCGTTGATGCAGCGATGGTAGGGAAAACAGTCACTGCTACTGAGTACAAGAAACTCACTGGCATGGACAAAAACACAGTTGGTGGAATCAAGATTGCTGAGGGCAACAAAGGTGTTGCTGAGCCAGTTGAGGAAACTGAAACAACAGCTGATGAGGCTGATGAGCCAAAGAAAGTTGTGGCAAAAAAGACTGCAAAGAAAGCAGCAAAATAGGGTATACTGTTGAGGCCAAGCAATTGGCTTCTCAATGGTTGTTTACTCAATCAGCAGGGCAGCGCACACAGCAATGTGAGCGCTGTTTTGCTGTCTAGTCTATCCGAGATTTTATGCACACAACCACTCCCCTGATATTTTTTGCGCTGATTTGCGCTTGTTTACGCTGGTTGAATATATGGCTTTATACAACGCTTTTTGCACTCCCCTGCCCTGCCGAGGTACTGAGAATCAGATCTAAAATGCAAAATTTGATACACACAGCGGTGGGGTAGGGGGTAGCGCTAGGGTATAATGATGAGGCAACAAAATGAGAATGATTGAGGTGCTGGCACTGCCAACACCACCTGCAATAATTGCAATTATGAAATACAAACTAGCAACAGTTGCTGCCATTATCGCAGCACTGATGATTCCACACATAGCCACCTCACTCACATCACCTGTGGCAACACAGGATGAGCAGCCTGAGGCGTTTGAGCCTGATGTGATAATTGATGAGCCTGAGCCGATTGCTACCAGCACAGCTCAATTTGAGCCGCCTCAGTCCCCTGTGCCAATTTCAGATTTTGTTGAAACAGTGATTGCAAAAATAACAGGGTTCAATAGCTTGGAGGCTCAGACTGATTCAACACCTTGCATTGCAGCTGGTGGAAACATTTGTGGCCGCACTGATGCAACCTCATGCCCACGCAGAATTCCGCTGCACACGTGGGTGACAATTGGCGGCAAAAGTTATGAGTGCATGGATCGAACTCACCCACGCTTTGATAATCGCTTTGACATCAGCTGTGACAAAGATATGGATTGCCCTTTTGAGGTGCATAGAGAATCAGCAACCGTTTTGATTCACTGGTGATGTATAATTGATCTGTGAGTGAGATTGCCCTGCTACGCAATCACTGTCACCACTCACAATCTTTTTTACAGGCAAGACGTTGCTATGCTCAGGATTTTGAGCGATTGGGCGAAATCACACCACTGCGAACTGGTGTGATTTTGTTTGGTAGAATAAAAGTAGACGTTCACCAACAGAAAGGATGTGATCCAATGGCACACAAACCAAAGCACTCATTGACCAAAGGCCAATTGGCCAAGCGCAAAAAGCGCCGCCACCAAAACAAACCTGCGAAAATGCAGGTGCGTATTTGGCTCAAGAGCCTCACATGGCAGCAGCTTGATTTGCCGCTACCGCCAGCAGCATCAGATTTGCTGTGAAATAAAAGCCAGCGCACTCCCCTGCGCTGGTATTTTTTTGAGTTTTGCACACGTTATCAACATAACAAAAATACCAGTTTCAAATGAAACTGGTATGATTGATTTATCAAGCTGCCCGCAAGACTGATTCATTGTAACTAATTGCACACAATCAGTCTATAGGCTTGATTGTTAGTAACTAAATACAATGAAATGTCATATTCAATGCTGCCATCAGCGCCATTTTTTCACTTTGATGAAAAGGGCGATGTGGAAATTTCACTCAATGGCGCTCAGTTTCCATCTGAGGAAAAAATAAAAAGATGCATCAAAGCGCTTGAATCATTATTGGAAATTCCAGCTAGTGAGATCACGCAAATAAATTATGAGGTTGAATCAAATTTAGTTGATTCAGAATTCAAAATTGAAAAAGAGCCAGTTGCTGGTTTTGTCTATGTGTACAGGCAGGGCATATACTATAAAATTGGCCGCACAAAAAACATTGCAAGCAGGCAGAAAAAATATGTCACTGAAAATCCAAACGGCTTTCAGGTAGTATTTGAATTTCCTGTTGATGATTATATTCAGATTGAAAGTGATTTGCATCAGTTTTTTGAACACAAACGCCACAGGGGTGAGTGGTTTTTGTTGAATGATGGTGATTTGGAAATTATAAAAAATAAATATATTGATCATGAATAACTTGCAAGATTTTCTCAAGCGGCCTGTGGCTTTTTATCCAGCACTGGCAAAGGTACTAGGTGGCATCAATGAGGCAATTTATTTGCAGCAACTGATGTATTGGAGTGACAAAGGTAGCCGCAAAGATGGATTCATTTATAAAACGAAAAATGAAATTGAAAATGAAACCTGCCTGTCACGATACCAGCAAGACAACGCAAGGGGAAAACTCAAAAAAATGGGTGTATTGGAAACCAAAGTGCTGAAAGCAAATGGCAAACCAACGCTGCACTATAGGGTTGCTTTTCCAAAGGTAAGAAACTTACTTTTCCAAACGCTAGAAACTCGCTTTTCTGAAACGCTAGAAACTGACGTTTCTATAACAGAGAGTACACAAGAGAGTACAACAGATATTACCAGCAGCACAGCTGCTGAGGAAACCACACCAAAACACAATCCACTTGGCGCTGAGATCATTGAGGCATTTGTTGAAATCAATCCTGCGTGCAAACGCATGTACGGCCACAAAGTGCAGCGCCAAGCCTGTGATGATTTGATTGAGCAATATGGCTTTGAGGCCGTGTTGAATATCGTGAAAACCATTTTGCCGAAAACAAACAAAACTGAGTACATCACCAAGATCACCACACCAAATCAGTTGTGGACTCAATATGCCACTTGGCGTGATCAGGTTGTTTCAAAGCATAATGGCGCTGCTGCAAAAAAAGTGCCTGTATTCATGTAGCCTATGCAATACAAATATAAAATTCAGCTAGGGTACGATCAAAACAATTTCATTCCGATTGATGAGGATGAGTTGATCAAAGCAATTGCGTGCCACATGACTGGCGGCAAAGCGGCTTTCAGATCAGGCTCAGTGAGTGGTACGCAAATCAGCGCAGTTGTGCCTGACTGGCACGCCGCCATTGGTGTGAATTATGGCCACAGGTTTGATGCCTACGATTGGCAAGAGGTGACACCACTCAAATCAAAATACAAAAACCATCAGGCTGCCATCACTGGATATGTGCGTGAGTCACTTGCTGCCAACAATCCTCAGTTGCTTGAGCGAAAATACAGTGAGGTGATTGCAGAATTGCGTGCTGTCAAAAGCAATCCAACTATTTCCGCTGGTGTGAAAGCACTCACTGCAAAGATGAGCAAATAATTATCCACAGCAACAGTTGCTTGCATATTCAGCAACACTTGCTATACTAAATGAGTTACCAAATAATCATTGAGAAAAATGACAAATCAAGGAAACGTGCGGCGCAAGCAACCAAATCCAAATTGTGAATTCTGTGATGGCGCAGGTGAATACACCACAGGCCAGCATGATGATATTCAAAGCGTGCGTTGCAGCTGCACAAAGTACATTGACGAAAACATGGATTTTGATGAAATGCGTGATAACGAATTAGTAAAATAAACCATTAGTTATATGGAAATTCAGAACACAAAAAATTATCCAAAAGTGCCAACACTCATGATGATGGTGTATGGCCAAGGTGGGGTTGGAAAAACAACCTTTGCCGCATCATTTCCAAAGCCGCTTTTGCTGGACTTTGAGAACGGTGCAAAGTATTTTGGTGAGAGAGGTATTGAGGTTGATGTGGCAGTTTTCAAAACATGGCCAACGCTAGATGAAAAGCGGCAGCTGCGTGATTCTGTCAAAAATTATGAGACTATCATTGTTGATCCAATTGGTGAGGCGATGGATAAGCTCATGGAATCAGATACCATCAGCGGCAACAAAAACCGCCAAGCCAATGGCGATCTGACAATGGCAGGTTGGGGATCAGTCAAAAAGGAAATGCGCAATTTCATCAAATTCTTGCGAGACACTGGCAAGAATGTGGTGCTGGTAGCACACGTTGATGAGCGCACAGATGATGAGCAGATTGTGCGGCGGCCAATGATTGCCACCAAGCTATCACAGGAACTGGTGAACATGGTTGATGTGGTTGGCTATATGCAAATTATTCAACACGGTGGTGAGGAAAAGCGAGTGATTGCAATGGATGCAGCTGATGCAAAATACATTTCAAAGGATCGAACTGGAAAATTTGGAAAATATGCAAAACCTGAGTACGCATACATCAAGAAAATGCTCAACACTGCAACCGCTGCGCCAGTAGCTGATGCACAACCTGAGCCAGCGCCTGAGGCTGATACTGAGGAAAAGGTTGAGGATAAGCCAGTGCCAAAGCTGACCAAAAAGCAACAGCTGATTGCTGAGGCTCAAGAGCGTGAGCTGGATGCTGAGCATGACATTGAGCAAATGACCATGGCACAACTTGAGGATATTATTGAGCAGTATGATGCTGACAATTCCAAATAGTATGGCAGCAACAGAAAAAAACCGCTTGGAATTCTACGGCGGAAAAGTGCAGGTTGATTTTTATCCAAACAGCCACAGGTACAAATTGGTTGAGCTGGATGGTGAGGAACGCAAAGACTGGATACCATCACCATCCTCAATCATTGGCAAGCTAGACAAATCACCACAGCTGGTGCATTGGGCAGTCAACTGTTTTGAGGAAAAGATTGTTGAGCTGATGCGTGACGGTGTGCAATTCACCAAAGATGATGTGCTGAGTATGGTGGCTGAGGGCAAAACTGCTCACACTATCAAAAAGGAATCAGCTGCCAGTGTTGGATCAGTGGTGCATGAGTACGCTGAGGAATACAGCGCCACAGCATCAGTGGAAATGCCTGACAGTTACGCTGAGCTGGATGAGGCTGAGCAAGCATTGGCTGATAAGGGAATTGAGGCGTTTCACCAGTGGGTGGATCAAGTTGAGCCAAAATTCCTCAAAAGTGAATTCAGTGTGTTTTCACTCAAGCAGATGTTTGTTGGTACAAGTGATGAGTTGGTTGAGATTGATGGCGCAAAGTACCTGTTGGATTATAAAACCAGCAAGGGCGTATACAGCAGCCATTTCTATCAGGCCAGCGCATACCTCAAGGCCTATGAAGAAGAACACGGCGAAAAGTTGGCAGGGGCAATGATCATCCACGTTTCAAAAGAAACAGGTGCGGTGGGCGTTGTGACACTCAGCCGCTCAGATTTAGTGAAAGGCTATGTTGGATTCAAGGCCTTGGCCACAATCCATTCAATTGATAAGCAAGTAAATAAAACACTCAAAGCGTATGCAAGTAAATAAATACAACATCACAAATCCAAAGGAATACGGTGAGCCTGATGCACAAACTGGCCGCAAAAAAACCTATTGGGCAAGCGTTGGCACAATGACTGAGTTTGTAAAAGATGATGGTTCAATCAACCGCATCATTGAAATGAATGACAGCAATGTGCAATACCAAGTATTTTTGCAGCAACCAAAGGATCAGCAGCAAAACAATGGTGGTGGCTATCAGCAAAACAATCAGCAACAGCATCATCAAGCTGCGCCTCAACACCAGCAAGCGCCTCAGAATCAGCAGCATCACCAGATGCCTGAGTACCCTGAAGAAGAAATCAATCCTGAGGATATTCCATTTTAGTAATCACATTTGTGCTTTCACAGCGGTGGCCACATTGGCCACTGCAACTGAGGGCGCAAATATAATCAATCAACATGGCAATAAAAATACTGACACTGGATGAGGCACGCCACACTGAGCGCTTGGCCGCCAAATACAATGAGTCTTGTTTTGTGAAAACAGGATTGGCAATGGATGATTTTTTCTGTGATAACTCAGGCAAGAGAATACCAATTGCAAGTGCGTGCGCAGCAGTGGTGCTTTTGCCAAGTGAGAATCATCCAAATTATCAGCATCAAGTGAATATGCTTGAAAAATATGTGGCATAAATTATGTACGAATATAAAATAATCACCACCAAAGCGAAAACAGGAATTTTCAAAAACCAGCCTGCAGATGAGGATCAAAAAACGCTGAACATTCTTGGCAGTGCAGGATGGGAATTGATCAGCGTGAATCCAATTGGCGGCACATCAATCAAATCCTATGGTGGCAGCACAGTTGGCTTTGTGTACCACCTGAAACGCCTCACAGCGCAAAAATAAAGCATGACTGACACCAACACACCAAAACCAAAGAAACCGCGCTCATTGGCGCAAAATAGGGCAATGCACAAACTATTTGGAAACATTGCCAATGAAATGACTGCACAGGGTATTGGCATGAGGCCTTTGCTGGAAAATGTTGAGCTTGAGGTGAGTGGTAAAAACATCAAAGAGGTGTGGCGTGCCGTGCAACTGATTGAGACTGGCAAAGAAAGCACAGCTGATTTGACCACTGATGAGTGTGAGAAAGTGTGGCAGCACATGATTCCTATACTCAGAAAAACTGGCCTTGAGGCTGAGTGGCCAAGCTGGCAGGCAATGCAGGAAAAAGATTATTGGAATTTCATTGAGAATCAACAACAACATGGATGGTAAAATCACACAAAAGCAATTGGCATTTTATAAGCTGTATCAGGCTAGAAAAGAGGATCGTGGCCGTTATGTACCAACGTGGGAATTTGGCGGTGAGATATTTGTGGCTGAACTCAATCTGTGGGGGTTGATGAGTTACAAATGCCCGACACGCCTGACTGATATTTTTCAGGAAAACATTGGCCTGCTTGAAAGGGTACAGATCAAAGGCAAGAGTGGATCAAAGTATTTTGCATACCGCTTTGCCGCCAATGTGAGCAGGGAATTGATCAAGGATGAGAAACTGATGAAATTATACAACGCAATAAATAAATAAATATGTTTTGGACTTTGATTGGATATTTAGTGGTGGCAGTTATTTTCACAGGCTTGATGTGGTTGGCACTCACAATTGGCTGGGTATTATGTGAGCGCACGTGGAAACAAAGATTTATGGATGAAAAGCGTGCTGCTGTGGCATACACCAAGCGCACTGAAACTGCTGCTGTGTATCGTGACATTGCAAAAGTAGTTGAGGGGATCATTACTGATACTGATGAGCATCCTGATGCGTATGATTCACTATTTGCCTACACTGAGAAATTGAAAAAAGAGGCGTTGCGGCTCACAGCTGAGCAATAATATACACAACTGTTGCTGTTATTTTCTGCAACAGTTGCTATACTGAATGAGTGATTGAATTGACATTGACACCACAGCCGCCAACAACAAATCACATATACAAAGCGCATTGCCGTTTCAGGCAACCGACTGTGTACATGAGTGAGGATGGCAAGCAAATCAAACAGATATACCAAATGCAGGCACGCACTCAATACCGAGGTGAGCCGCTTGAGGGAAATCTTGAGTTGTGGGTGAAATTCTATTTTGACACCAAACACAAACGTGACAATGACAATTTCAAAAAGATTGTCAAAGACTCACTCAGCGGTATTTGCTGGGTTGATGATTCACAGGTGTTCATTGAGCATAGTGAAAAGAACATTGGGTGCGGTGCAGAAAATAGCAGGGTTGAGGTAGTAATAAAATTATGCAAATCAGAAAAATAAGACTTTCAAGAGAAAATGAAATTGAGTTGCTTGATGCACTCAAGGATGGTGGTGCAGCTGATCTTGAGGGTATTGGCCGCATCACTGTCAAAAAGGTGAGCCGCAAAGGATTTGATGTGTATCGCCAAAAGCATGGAAAAAAGCAAGAGTATTTTTTGCCGTTTTTCAAGCTGGACAAGGATGCCAAAAAATTCATTTCAGGTGAATAATTTATGAGTATAACCATTGAGAAAATGATTGAAATAATAGCCAAAGCCACAATTGCGATTGTTGGCATAGTGATACTGGCCACACTGCTCATTGCAGCAGTTGATGCCAGCGGTGAGCGTGAGTGCATTGCATGGATTGTGCAGGCTGAGAATAACAAAAGCGGTGGGTACTACTGGCAGCAATGGCAGGTTGATCAATGCCAAGCATTGATTGGGTACACCTTTGAGGGTAGGATAAAATAAACGTATGCCAATTGAATTCACAAAAGCAGACCAACAACTGATTCAGAAAGCCTGCACAATGGCCACTGAGGTGCGTGACAGTCAAACCAAGTTTGAAAAGAAAATCACCAAAGTTGTGACTGAAAACCTGAGTGACATTGTTGCAAAAACAGTTGCACAGGCTTTGCGTGAACAGGATGTGGCACGCCGCAAATCATTCAATCCTGTGGCTGCGGATGTACCTGAATTCATGCGTGACAAACTGAGCAAGATTGGCAGCATTGCCAACTTTTCTCATGAGCCAAATGAGGCTGAGGTGATCGTGCATTTCAAAGAGGCTGATGGCGCACTGCCATTGACTGATGAGCAAAAGCACGCTGTTTCAGTTGAGTTTGGTAAACTGATCAAGCAAATGGCTGACCAAAAAGGGTTTGAAAAATTAGAAATAAAATACAAAAAACATGGCAACTAAAACTGCAACCAAAGATATTATTGAGCGCTTTGATGATTTTTTCAAAACGTACCGCATTGAGCAGCTGGACAATGGCCGCCTGCGTTTGGTGATTGATTCAACCAAAGCGGCGCTGTTTGTGGATGAGAAAATCAGTGAGGGCTTGAGCGCTGAGGATGCAGTTGAGTGGTTGCTTGATTTTTTTATTGTCAAACCAAATACCAGTGCTGGCAACATTGCTCAAAAGAAAGGCCTCAAGATGTTGATTGGTGTGGTTGAGGATGTTGCGCCTGATTCAAAGCAATCAGCCGTGCAGGAACGTGGTGCGATGCTGTCCAGTGATCCTGAGCCAGCCAAGCCAAAAGGCAACACACCTGATCACGCCACACTTGATGAGGCTAGTGATGATGAGGATGAGGTGTTTGCTGAGCCAGCTGAGATTGAGGGGCTTGATGATGAGCCAAAGCCGCCAGTTGCGACACCAAAGAAAAAGGCCAAAGGTAAGAAATCAAAAAAATAGTATATGGCTGCCAAGAAAAAAGCAGTGGCCAAAACAGTTGCCACACCAGCTGTGAAAAAAGAGGGGTATGCACTGGTGCGGCCTGACCACATATACATCAGCAAGGCAGTCAATGGATACACCATTGATCCTGATCTTAAGGGTGGCGCTGTGTGGGTGGCCAAGGATGAAAAGGAATTGGCTGAGCAAATCAAAATACTATTCAGTGGAATACCAGCCAAGAAACTGCAACCTGACCTTGAGGAAATTATTGATGAGGAATAACACATTGAGATATGAGCCAACAAAAAGCCAAGAAAGTGAGGCAGTATGCACGCCGCAAGATTGCCAGCATCACCAATGATCAGATTGACACGCTGAAATTGGCGGTGAAACCAAAACCAAAGTGGATGCCAATGAAAGGATGGCGGTGGTTGATTGTGCATTTATTCAATACAGATTTTGCGTTGATGGTTTGGGCTGAGTCACAACGCAAAACTCATTTGCGTGACCATCCAAAACCGATTGATGAAACTCAATAGCTGCCAGATTTGTGGCGCTGGCATATTGCCTGCATGGCGCACATGCAATGATTGCTCAAAGCCAGTTGGTGATCGCAGGATGCCACCACGCCAGCCTGAAACTGCTGATCCAAAACAATACACACCAAAGCCAAAACCAAGAAAAGTGCAACCAAAGCTGCAATTGCCTGATTCATACAAATCAGGTGAATGGTGGGTTGAGCAAAATAAAGGTGTTTTGATTAGTGACCTACAAAAAGACCATCCAGCACAGGGCAAAAAGTAGCATCTTTATACACAGTTTTTACAACAACACTTGCTTGTATTTTCAGCAAGTGTTGCTATAATAGAAAGTGAACATAATCATTGAGAAAATTATGAAAAAATACAGGGTACATTTGAGTCAACAAGTTGAAAACACACCAATGGATGTGTATGTGGTGACTGCTGAAAATAGAAAGGCAGCATTTAGTGAGGCAATGAGCATTTATTATGCTGCGTATGAGGAATTGATTGATTGCGGCAGGATGCGAGTGATGCCGCTTGATTTTATTGAGGAACTAATGCCAACGCCATGCCAGTAAACAAATTACAAAAGGCGCAAGAGCTATTGGCACAATGCCCTTGCTGCCTCAGTATCAAATTCATATACGACAAAAAGAATCATTGGCAGCAATCAATTTGCGGTATGCCACACCTGAAACCTGAGCTATGTTTCACATGCAGCAAGGATGAGCAGTGTGTTGCAGATACGCTTGACCTGATCAAAGCACATACGCCAGCGCCACCACTTGAGTTTGTGGCAGTGAACTGCGCAAAGTGCAAGCGAGAATTCCGCATCAAATTATCACCAACAGCTGGTGAGGCCACAGTGGCTGATGCAAAGCGGCGTGCTGGATTGTACGCACTACCAGAAAACCATAATTGCCAAGCTATATGAAACAATCACAAGCACTAGAAATCCTGAAAAGCGGTGACAATGTATTCCTGACTGGTGAGGCTGGTGCAGGTAAAACATACACAGTGACACAGTTTGTTGAGTACCTGAAAAAAGAAAAAGTTGGCTATGCCATCACTGCCTCAACTGGTATTGCTGCCAGTCACATCAATGGCGTGACCATCCACAGTTGGACTGGTATGGGAATCAAGCGCAACCTGACAAAAGCGCAAGTGAATTTCATCAAGAATAATCAGTGGGTGAGCCAAAAGGTAAAAGAGACACAGGTGCTGATCATTGATGAGGTGAGTATGCTGGATGCAGTGATGCTCAATGATGTTGATGCGGTACTGCGTGCGATACTCAGCGCCAATGAGCCATTTGGTGGTTTGCAGGTGGTATTTGTGGGTGACTTTTTCCAGCTGCCACCAGTGGTGAAAGGGGCTGAGGAAATGATGTTTGCCTTTGAATCTTTTGCATGGCAAATGGCTCAACCAGCAGTGTGCTACCTCACTGAGCAACACAGGCAAAATGATCCTGAATTCCTTGAGGTGTTGACCGCTATGCGCAACAGCAATGTGAGTGAACGCCACAAAGAGATACTGAGCAACTGCCAAGGCAGTGATCAACCTGAAACGCTACTATTCACACACAATGTGGATGTTGAGCGTTTGAATCAGCAAAAGCTGGATGCTATCAACAAAAAGGAATACACATTTGAAATGCAAACTGGTGGTATTCCATTCATGATTGACACACTCAAGCGTGGTTGCCTTTCACCTGAAAAGCTACAACTCAAAGAGGGCGCAGTGGTGATGTTTACACGCAACAATTTCAAAGATGGATACGTGAATGGCACGATTGGCCACGTGCATGACTTTGTGAACGGTAGGCCACGCATCAAGCTCAAGAATGGCCAGCTCATTTCACCTGAAAAGGCTGAGTGGATGATTGAGGAACACGGCCACACCAAGGCATGGATCAAGCAATTTCCATTGCGGCTGGCGTGGGCGGTGACAGTACACAAATCACAGGGGATGAGCTTGGATACTGCCAGCATTGATTTGAGCAGCGTGTTTGAGTATGGCCAAGGCTATGTGGCAATTTCACGTGTGCGCTCATTGGCAGGGCTGCATTTGATTGGCCTCAATGATGGTGTATTCAAGATGCATCCAAAGGTGATTGAGCAAGACGCATTATTCAGGGCAGCAGTGCCAGCTGGTAATAAATTATTTTAGTATGAAATTTGAGGAAATGAACAAAAAGCAAAAGTTGGAAATTGTGCCATCAGCTGAATATGGTTGTAAGGTGACAAAAGCTGTTTTCATTCCAGTGAGGCGCAAGATGAGTGGCTATTCATTGAACGCTGTATTTGTGCAGCTGCCAAATGGCGATTGGAAAAGGGGTGGTGACTATGATTGCTATTCATTTGAGTTTCATGATGTGCGGAATTACAAATCACTCAGGGGTGATTTTGAGCATAATGGCGTGTGCTTTTTCCTTGGTGAGTTTGAGCGTTGCACGTATGAGTATGGCACTAGATTTATTATTCACGATAAGAAAAAATCAGCATGAGGCTCAAATCAAAAGGAATGTGCGCATTTCAAGACTATGAAAACAAAGGATCGTACTTTGTTGAGGGTGCAACTGGTGAGACATCAGCACTGCTATTTTTAGAGGTTGAGTACCCTGAGTGCGCTGGTGAATTCAAACCAAAAGATGCACGTCTGGTTGAAATGGCAATGTGCTTGGATTGTCACAGTTGGTGGGTGGGTGATGATCAGCTTTGTGGTGAGTGTGGTGAGGATAGACTTTCAAAGAAATACAAGGATGTTTATTGGTTTATGAAAAAAGACTCATGAGCAAAGAAATCACAAAGGTTGAGGTGACAAACGCCAGTGACATTGGTGGCACATTCTTTTTTGCAACAGTGTGGCTGCTTTTCATTTGGATGGCACTGCAATCAGTATCCACCAGCATTGATGCTCAAACACGTGCGGTACAGGCGCAAACTGCTGCGTATATGTTTGCCAATGGTTTGGAGTATGAGAGTAATCAGGAATAGTTATGGCTGGATCATATAGAAAAATGCTGACCAACATACGAAAGCTGAGGCGAGTGCTTTGGTTGCTTGAGGATAATGACAGTACAAGTGCCAGTGCTAGTGGATTGGCAAAGCGTGCTGAGAATCGTGCTGAGGCCATTGAGTTGATGCGTGATGTTATTGGTGGGGCTTATAAGGGTACGAGATCATGAGTACAAACTACTATACAGAACTTGAGGAATGTGGACACTGCAACCGATTTAGGCGATTGCATCTTGGTAAAAGATCAGCTGGCTGGCAATTCACATTTCAATACAATAGCGGTGAGTTTTATAAAAGTGTTATTGAAATGCAGGCTTGGTTGAGTGACAAAGATATATTCAATGAGTATGGTGAAAAAATGAATCATGATGATTTTTGGCAAATGATTGAAATCAGGCAAAACGATCCTGTGTGTCGCAATCACGCTGAGTATTGTAGAAAGCAATATGGCAAGCGTGAGGATACAATGCTCATTGATGGTTATTCATTCATCAATAGTGAGTTTTCTTGATACTGTGGACATCATGTGGATATGTGGATAAAGCAACACTTGCTGAATTCACATTTTACTGAGTAAATTCAAGGCCATATTTCAGCAAGTGTTGTATAATCAAAGTATAATGGCACGGTCAAAACACTATAAACCAAGAAAAATTGTGATGTACAAAGGGCAGCGTGCTTGGTTGTATGAGAATGGTTTGATACTCAATGCTAAAACCGCACGTGTGATGCGTGGTGGCGCACGCTTGACCAATGAGGGGGGTGTACCAATTGAGGTGCAGCAACCTGAGGTGCTTGAGCGCATCAGGCACGCACTGAGCATTGATTGCAATGTGCAGGAAACTTGCATATATGCTGGCGTACACGCTCAAACACTGCAAAAGATATTCAGCCGCAATCCTGAATTTTCTTTGGAGTGCGCTCAGCTCAAGATGGCAGTGCCAATGGCGGCACGCTCAACAGTAGCCAAAGGCGTGGTGCTTGATCCAAAGATTGCACTGAGCTATTTGAAACTGAAACGCAACAAAGAATTCAGTGAGCGCAGTGAGGTTGATAGCACTCAATCACAGCCTGTTGGCCAAGTCACACGCAACGTGCTTTCAGCTGAGGCCACACATGAAATTGTGGATCAGGTAATGAATGGAAACAAATGAGTGTCAAAGATATAGACACCACAGGCTGGACAATCACTGATTTTCTCACGCTTGGCAATTATGTTGAGACTGAGGATGCTATTGAATCAAGCCTCACGCCTCAAGAGACTGGTGAGAAAGCGCCTGTGCGTGGTGCTGAGTGGACTGCCACCATCAAACAGGATGAGGCGTGGCAGCTGCTTGAGGATAAGCACACTGAGGAAATCATGTTTGGCGGTGGTGCTGGCGGTGCAAAGACATTCCTTGGCTGTATGTGGATCATCACCAGTGCTTTGCAGTATGAGCGCACACGGTGGATGATTGGCCGAAATGTGCTGCTTGAGCTTGAGCAGTCAACCTTGCTCACCTTTTGGGATTGTTGCCGTTTGCTGGGATTGCGTGAGGGGCGTGACTACAAATACAACATCATCAAGCACACCATCACTTTCACTCAAACCAAGAGTGTGGTGTACCTCAAGGAATTGAAATGGATGCCACGTGATCCTGAGTTTGACCGCTTTGGCTCATTTGAGTACACAGGCGTTTTCATTGATGAATCACAGCAGGTAATGGCCAAAGCCAAAGACGTACTCAAAACACGTATACGATACCGCCTGCACATCAATGGTTTGATTCCAAAGATGCTGCTGACCTGTAACCCTGCCAAGAATTTTTTATACAAGGATTTTTACAAGCCTTTCAAATCAGGTACGCTGCCAGCTCACAGGGGCGTGGTGATTGCGCTGGCCAAAGACAATCCTTTCATTGAGCCAACATACATTGCGACATTGAAAAAAGGCTCAAAGATAACCATTGAGCGTTTGTTGCTTGGCAATTGGGAATATGATGATGATCCAGCAGCAATGATGAGCTTTGATTCCATCACTGACCTGTACACCAACATGGCGGTATTGGCTGATGGTACGACTGAGGCCAAGCTGGTATGGCGTGCTGATGGCACACTTGATTTTACAAAGATACAGCGCAGTGAGCTGGCTATCAGCTGTGACGTTGCACGCTATGGACAGGATCGCACTGTGATCATGCTTTGGTATGGCTTGCAGGTGGTAGGCATGTGGGTGTATGAAATCACCAGTATTCCAACGGTGATCAAAGAGGTGCGCCGCATTGAGAATAAATACAAAACACCACGCTCACGCATTGTGATTGATGATGATGGTGTGGGTGGTGGTGTATCAGATGGCCTCAAGGGCTGCAAGAAATTCAATGCCAATGCCAGCACGATTCCAAAAACAGAAAACTACAAATCACTCAAAGCGCAGTGCCAGTATAAATTGGCTGAGTTGGTTGAGGCGCACGCTATTGGCATCACTACTGAAAATGAGACTATTCAGGAACTGATCACGCAAGAGCTTGAGCAAATGAAAACCAAAGATGCTGACAAAGATGTGCCGCTGACTACCGTGCCAAAGGATCAAATCAAGCTGGTATTGGGGCGCTCACCTGACTTTATGGACACACTTACCATGCGCATGATCTTTGAGGTGATGCCAGTGGCACGATTCACCACATAGCCATGCTATAATTTCATCAACTATGGCAAAGCAACAAAATGTATTCAAGCGCATTGGCGCTGCAATTCAAGGCAAGAGCGCTGGTGTATCAGATGAGCGTGGTTGGTTTGACCTCACAAACTCAAAGCAGGGTGGCTCACCTTGGAATGAGGCTGATTTGATTCAGCAGTACAGCACTAGCGTGTATGTGTTCAGATCAGTGAAAGTCATTGCTGACACGATTGGCTCAATTGAATACAACTTGCACAGGATCACCAACACCAAAGGTGATGTGCAAGAGGTGCAGATGCATCCAATTCTTGACCTGATGTACAGGCCAAATCCTTTTCAAACGTGGACACAATTCATCAAGATCACCAGCACAAACAAATCACTGACTGGTGAGGCGTATTGGCACAAAGTGCGCAACAACGCAGGGCAAGTGGTTGAGCTGTGGAATATACGGCCTGATTTGATGCGGCCTATTGCGCACAGCACTGAATACATCAGCCACTATGAATTCACAGCACAGGGCAACATCACACGCTTTGAGGTGGCTGATATTGTTCACCTATTTGATACAAATCCAATTGATAACCGCACTGGTGTGGCAGCGCTGCAAGCCGCCAAGGATCGTGTGCAGGTTGAGGAATATGCCAATGAGTATCAGCGCAATTTCTTTTTGAATAACGCACGGCCTGATGCCCTGCTTTCAAATCCTGAAACGTGGAGTGATGAGCAAAAAGCTGAAATGCGTTTGGATTGGAATCAGAAATTTCAAGGGCGTGGCAACAACAGCAAGATTGCCTTTTTAGAAGGCGGCACACAGTACCAGCAAGTGAGTACCACACAAAAGGAAATGGATTTTATTGAGTCAATGAAATTCACACGTGATGATATTCTCGTTGCTTTTGGTGTACCAAAGGGCTTGATTATTTCAGATGATGTGAATTTGGCCAATGGTGAAATGGCAATGCAGTCATTCATGACCAACACAATTGATCCTGAGGCCAAGCAAATCTTTGAGGCAATCAATGAGCAGCTGATCAGAAAGGATTTTGGTGAGGAATACTTTATTGAGTACGTGTCACCTATTCCTGAAAAGCGTGAGGCACTAGCGCTTGAAATCAAAGAGCTGACTGACCTTGTATATACACGTAATGAATCACGGTTGCGCCTTGGCCTTGAGCCTGTTGAGGGTGGTGATGTACTCACTGCTGAATTCAGCAAAGTGCCACTGACTACGCTTGGCGGCAATCCATTTGCAAAGACGTATGGCGGCCAAAAGATATTCATTGGGCGCAAGTCACTATACAAAAACCTCAAAACCAAAGAGGATTTGACAAAGAGCATTGAGGATGCTGTGGAAAAGGCTGTGGAAAACTACAAAAAGAGCAAGAAAGCAAAGGATGTTGCCGATGTTGAGGAATATAAAGAGCCTCAAACCGTGAGCTTTTTCAAAACAACTGAATCACGTGAGGCCTATGAGTTGAATATCAACAAAGGAATTGACCGCCGTGCCTCAGGCTTTGGCCAAAAACTCAGTGAGATATTTGATAATCAAGAAAAGCGTGTGGCTGAAAAGCTGGATGAGATTGCCGCCGCTGATGCAGTAACTGAGGAACTGATTTTTGATGTACTCAAGATTGATGATGAAAATCAGATTTTCAAATCATTCATGCAGCCTGTGTATGAGGATATCGCTGTGAGTGCTGGTGAGCAGGGTGTGCGGCTGATTGAGGGCGCAAAAAAGGCTGAGGTGGACTTTGTAATCACTCAGGTACTCAAAGCGCTGCTGCTTGATCGTGTGGCTTTCTTTGCTGACAGTGTGAACTCAACCACATTCAAAGCGCTCACTGCCAACATCATTGAGGGTGTGAAAGCTGGTGAGGGCGTTGATAAGCTACGTGGCCGAGTATCCAGCGTATACGGTGACATTAAGCAATCACGTGCTGAGCTGATTGCACGTACTGAATCAACCTTTGCCAGCAATGCAGGCTTTCAAGAGTCATACGCTGTGAGCAAGGTGGTGAATGGCAAAGAGTGGGTGGCCACACTTGATTCACGTGTGCGTGATGCTCACCTCAAAGTGGATGGTGAAATTGTTGGCGTATACGATTCATTCAGTAACGGCCTTGAGTATCCGCAAGAGCCAAATTGCCGCTGCGTGATTGCGCCTGCGCTCATCAAGGAATAAAACGAATTTAGCAAAAAGTAAACGTGATATAATAAGCGCAACATGAAACCAAAACAGGCAACATTGATACTGGACTCAAAAGGCATTGACCGTGATGCCTACACAATCACAGGTGTATTCTCAACTGAGGGTGAGGATCGACACGGTGAAATTGTGGTGCAGGATGGTTGGGATTTAGAAAACTACATGAAAAATGCAGTGATTCTATTTGGCCACAACCATTGGGATTTGCCTGTTGGTAAAATGGTGAAACTAGGGATTGAAACCATTGATGGCAAGAAATACCTCACTGGCACAATCAAGTTTGCTGTTGAGGAATACGAAATGGCCAAAACCATTTTCAACCTGTACGCAGGTGGATACATGAAAGCGTTTTCAGTTGGATTCCGAAACCTTGATAATTCTATTGAGTACGATGAGGAAACAAATGAATCAACCGTATACCTCACACGCAATGAGTTGCTTGAGGTGAGTTGTGTACCAATTCCAGCCAACGCTGATGCATTGGTGAAAGCTGCTGCTGATGGTGTTGACCTCAAAGCGTACAAGAAAGGCCTTGAGAAAATCAAAGCTGATGATGCCAAGAATGCTGAAACCAAAGCTGTTGTGTTCACTGAGACACACGCCAAGGCTTTGACTGATGTGCTTGATATTCTCAAGCGCCTTGATGGTACAATAGCAAGTGAAAAAGCCACTGATGAAAATGCTCAAGATCAAAACAGTACAACTGTAACCCCTGTGAGCAAGGGCAGTGATAACGCCAAAGTGAAACTGACTGCACAGAAAGTTTTGCGTGGCAAAGCCGTTCACAGAATCAACCGTGCAATCCGCACGCTGAATACCGTGAAAGGCAAACTGTAGCCATTTGGTTGCAGTATTACTCACTGACTAACTAACAATAATTTATGTTTGTACTCAAAACTATCCTTGCGAAAATCGCAAAGGGTGTTGCAGTATCAGCTGAGGAATTGGCGTTTGTGAAAGCAAACAAAGATGTACTAACTGATGAGCAAAATGAATCTGTTGAAACAGCTGAGGTTGAATCTGAGGAATCAGATGATGCTGAGGATGATGAAACAGTGGATGAAAAAGGCCTGCACGCTGTTATCAAGCGTGAAATTGGCAAAGCTGTCTCAAAGGCTGTCACTGATCTGTCAAAGACCAAGGATGCTGATGAGGATGATGGTGACAAGGAAACGGTTGAAAATCGTGCCAAGTCACACATTGTTGCTGGTGGTAAGAAAACCAACACGCAAGTGAAAGCGGACAAGGAAACACGTGATTTTGTGAAAGCATTGATCACACGTGACCACGTTGCGCTCAAGGCAATGACTACATCAGATTCTGATACCGCAAAGGCTGGTTATACCGTGCCTGAGGTACTAGAAACTGAGATCATGCGACTTGTACAGGATCAATATGGTATTGCACGCCGAGAAATGCGTTATATGCCAATGAATGGTGCTGGTAACAAGCGACTGATCACAGTTGGTGGTGCGCTTTCAGTTTTCTGGACTGATGAGGCTGGTGAAAAAACATCAACTCAAGCGACACTGTCACGTGTTACTCAAGAACTCAAAAAACTAGCGGCGATTGTGCCACTAACTGATGAGCTGATTGAGGATTCTGCAATCAACCTCACCAACTACGTTGCTGAATTGTTTGCTGAGGCTATTGCCAAAGAGGAGGATGATCAATTCTTCAATGGTGACGGTACTGTGTGGACTGGTGTGTTGCAAAACGGCAACATCAACTCAGTTGCACTTGCTGCAACTGACACATTTGCCACTGACATCACGCCAGCCAAGCTGCGTGCTGTACTCACAGCGACACCAAATGCATCACGCCGAAATGGTAAGTGGTTCATGAACACTGGTGCGTTTGACGTTATCGCTGAGATGAAAGATGGCTCAGGCAACTACATTTACCCTGCCCTGCAAAACGGGACATCAACACGTTTGATGGGGAAAGAGGTTGTGCTTTCTGATTCACTGCCTGATGGCTCAAGTGCCACTGCTGATGATGCGATCCTATTCTTTGGTGATCTATCAAAGGCGGCTGTGTACGGTGATAAGGGTGGTATGCGCATCAAAGTATCTGATGAGGCAACAATCCGAAACGTGGCCGATTCTGCTGACATTCACTTGTTTGAGCAGGATATGACTGCGGTGCGAGTTGTGCGCCGAGTTGGATATGTGCTTGCGCTACCAA